TAACCGTGTGGACGATGCCCTGTACATTCTGAGCTCCTGTGTTGCCCGTGGCAATGCTGTGACCTCTAGCTCGATTGGTCTGGCCACTTCGGTCAAGGCGTAGTTAACCGTCAGAGGCATCTATAAGGCCCTACAAGGCCTGTTGATTGCCTCTTTGGTGTCTCCCATCTTTCTGCCCTCTAGAGGCCTCTCCAAGGGGCTTCTAGGGGGTTCTTTTTATAGCTACCCCATGGCACCTCGTAACTACTTTGCTGTCACTAGATCGGCAGAACTTGAAACCGCTTGGAATTACCTGACTAGCGGCCAAGCTTCTAAAGAGAGTGGTGGCAGGCTTCCTAAATTCACACCTCAACAGGCAGCAGGCCTTATTGGCTCTTGGATCGTCGAGACCGGCAGACCAAACCTTAAAGGCCTTGATGTCATTGAAAAGGGAGCTGGCCTTGGACGGGGTCTCTCCCAGTACACAGGCGAGCGACGCATTGCCTACGACAAGGCGCGTGCTGCTGCCTTGCGGGCTGGACAAGATCCCAACTCCATCCAGTGGCAGCTGAAGTACTTCGTTCAGGAATACGTCGGTAAGCACGACCTGAAGCCTGGGGCCAGCCTTAGCGGGTGGACCCGTGTGTTTGAGAACTCCCCGTCCAAAGGCTCTCCGGGGTTCTTTGCTCAGTACTTCACCGGCTCTGCCGCCACGGGCACTGGTTATTTCAGGCCATCCGTCCCTCACATTGAGAACCGCCAAGACGCTGCCAATCAGGTCTACAAGCTGTTCTCGACACCTCCTACTCCCCCACCGCCTGTACCGGAAAAAAAGAACCTCTTCCAGATTCCATTCCTCAAAAGTGAAGCCATGCCTATGGGGCCTCAAGGGCCTTACACCCCGTTGCCCTCCCCTGGTTGGAATCCTGGAATGACCCAGCCGACAGGCAGTCCCACCTTCCGACCTTCCCCGATCTGGGAGCGGATCCTCCCGACTGGAGCCAAGGTACCGTTCGCATGAATGTTCAAGAACTTGATCGCCGCATCAGAGAAGACTTCAAGGTCTTCCTGACATTGATCTGGCGGGAGCTTGGTCTCCCCAAACCAACAAGGGCTCAGCTGTCCATTGCGGACTACTTACAGCACGGGCCGAAGCGTCTGCAGATATCCGCCTTTCGTGGTGTTGGCAAAAGCTGGATTACCGCTGCCTTTGTCCTATGGACCCTCTACAACGACCCGGATCGGAAGGTGATGGTGATCTCGGCCTCGAAGGAACGAGCCGACAACTTCTCGATCTTCTGTCAGAAGCTCATTCTCGATATTTCTTGGCTTTCCCATCTGGGGCCGAAATCAGACGACCAGAGGTGGTCGCGGATCTCCTTCGACGTAGGGCCGGCAAAGCCCCACCAGGCACCCTCTGTGAAAAGTGTGGGTATCACCGGTCAGATGACTGGTTCCCGTGCCCATTTGATGATTTTTGATGACGTGGAGGTCCCCCTCAACTCAGCCACTGACATGCAGCGCGAGAAGCTGCTGCAGCTGGTCACAGAAGCCGAGTCGATTCTCACTCCTGATGAGACCAGTCGGATCATGTTCCTGGGGACTCCACAGTCCACCTTCACCGTCTACAGAAAGCTTGCTGAGAGGTCCTACAAGCCCTTTGTTTGGCCCGCTAGGTATCCCAGGGACCATGGCCGCTATGAAGGCCTTCTAGCGCCTCAGCTGCTGGAAGATATCGAAGCTGGCGCCCAACCCTGGGAGCCAACAGATGATCGCTTCACCGACTCCGATCTCCTAGAGCGGGAAGCCGCCATGGGGCGCTCCAACTTCATGCTCCAGTTCATGCTTGATACCAGCATGACGGACGCTGAGAAGTTCCCTCTGAAGTTCGCTGATCTGATCGTTACTCCCCTCGGTCCTGAATGCGCTGAACGATATGCTTGGTCCTCTGATCCACGCTATTGCCTTAAAGAACTGTCTGCTGTGGGCCTACCTGGAGATCGCTTCTATGGACCCATGTTCATTGACGAGGGAATCGTTCCTTACGATGAAACGATTGTATCGATTGACCCGTCAGGACGAGGCAGTGATGAAACTGTGGCCTGTGTCGTTAGCCAAGCTAATGGATACATTTTCCTCCGTTCCCTAAAAGCCTATAAAGATGGGTACTCTGACGATACTCTTTCTGACATTGTTCGTCTTGCTAAGCGTTACAACGCAACCAAACTCCTAGTCGAATCCAACTTCGGTGATGGCATGGTCGCCGAGCTCCTCAAGCGACACGCCATTCAAGCCCAGGCTCTCCTCGACATCGAAGAGGTCAGAGCCACCGTCCGCAAGGAAGAGCGCATCATCGACACCCTGGAGCCGGTGATGAACCAACACAAGCTCATCATTGACCCCAAGGTCTTCGAGTACGACTACAAGTCCAACGAAGACGCTCCCCCTGAAAAGCGTCTGGAGTACATGCTCATGTACCAGATGTCCCGCATGTGCCGGGAAAAGGGAGCCGTCAAACACGATGACCGCATTGACGCTCTCTCCCAAGGCGTTCAGTACTTCATCGATGCCCTTGCACAGTCTGCCTACCAGGCCCAGGCCCTACGCAGACACGAGGAATGGACCGCCATGCAAGAAGCCTTCCTGGAGGCGCCACAACAGGCCACAGATTGCCTTGTATTGGGCCTCAGCTTTAAACAGGCAATACGTGGCAATAAACCAGTCTATGACTGGACTTCTCCCTCTCGTTAGCGCCTAGGTGTCCGCTTACGCTGAGGAAGTGGTGCTCCTCAGTGTGGATTTTGCGGTGATAAGGGCCCTGAAAGACGGGGCCCTTTCCTCCCCCTCATAGAACACAGTCCCCCTCATGGGAGGGGGGACTATAGGGGGGAGGGTGAAGAGAACACACACAAAACAAGACAGCACTAATAAGTAGAATATATTATATATGGGAGAATATAGCCGTTTACTTTGTAAGACAGAATATCATCCTCCATATTATATATAGCCGTATACCCACTCTCCATGTCTGATGTTTCTCTGATCTCAGTCACTCCTAAAGCAGAAGAGCTGATTGCTTACTGTGCCAGGGTCTCTAACCCTCAGAATCAGGATAACCCTGATAGTGAGAGACTGATTCGTTACCTCATCACCCACCAGCACTGGTCTCCCTTCGAGATGGCTCATGTGGTGATGGAGATTAACACCACCCGCTCTATCGCTGCTCAGATCCTCCGACATCGGAGCTTCTCCTTCCAAGAGTTCTCTCAGCGGTATGCCGATGTCTCCAGCCTTGACTTTGCTAGAGCCCCTCAGCTCCGCCGTCAAGACACCAAGAACCGTCAGAACAGCATCGATGATCTCGATAGTGCTGTGGTGATGGGGTTTACCCGTCGTATCTCCCGCCTCTTTGCTGAGACAGAAGACATCTACCGGGAGATGGTGTCTGCTGGGATCGCTAAGGAGTGTGCTCGGGATGTACTTCCCCTAGCCACTCCCACCCGCCTCTACATGGCTGGCAGTGTCCGCTCCTGGCTGCATTACATCGATCTGCGATCTGCTAATGGCACCCAGCGTGAACACCAGATCATCGCCCTCCAGTGCAAGGAGACACTCCGTAAGGCACTGCCCACTGTCTTTCAAGCTTATTTCGGTTGTATCAATGGCCCTCTTCCCTAAAGCGTCCCTCGCTACCCGTAAGACCTTCTCTGGTCGACTCACAGATCGTCAAGCCAAAGACCGCAGCTTTGACGCCAAGACCAGTTCGGTTGTCGTTGTCAAATACTGATGAGCTTCAACGCAAATACCCAATACAAAGCCATTGACCTTCAACAACTTGCCAACGAGTGTCGTCAAGCCATTGAAGGTCGATCTTCTTCTACTGCTGATCAGTGGGAGGGGGAGGATCTTCATCAGTGGCCCCTAGAAGCGTCTCTAAGGGGGTTTAAAGCTGATGTTGGATAGGTTGGTCCTAAATGAGTTTAAAGACGCTTACAAGGGCTTACAGCCCTATCTGGTGAAGCCCCTTGATTTCCTCGTCTATGGGTTGTTGGTCTGGTTGCAGGACAAGGTCATTGATTACAAGACCACCGCTGCTGTTGATGAGGCCATTCGTGCCTTTGAACAGGCTGAAGTGAAGGAGCCTCCGTTGACTGAGGGTGTGTACTCAGAGAGCGGCAGTGAT